ACCTGGTATTGTTGGCGGTGTAGCATTATTGGGTGGTGCAGTCACTAATGCATTTGATAGTTTAGGTGATATGTTCTCAGATGAAGATGGTGAAGGCGGCGGTATGGATGGTGGTGATATTGCTACAATAGCCGGAGTTGGTGCTGCTGGTGTAGCTACAGCAGTGGGTGCTAACAAATTAAAGAAGAAAATGGGTCAAAAGGCTGGTCAAGAAGTAGGTGAAAAGGTCACTAAAGCTTCATTAACTGCTGCAATGCAAAATACCCAAAAAGAAGTATCAGAAAAGGTAAGCAAAAAGATTGGTAAAGAAGCCATTACTAGTGCTATTGAAAAGGTAGCGCCAAAGGCTCTTGCTAAATTGGCAGGTAAATCTATCCCTGGTCTTAGTTGGATTGTTGGTGGTGGTTTAGCGCTGTATGAGTTGATGCGCGGTGATTATCATGGTGCTGCTATTGAAGCTGCCAGTTCTGTTGGGGGTATTATTACGGCTTTACCAGGTACTGTTATCCAGATTGCGCGGGGTGTTTATGAAAGTGTATATGGTATTATGCACCAAAATGATCCCGAAGAAGAAACGAGGTGGCCTGAACTAAAAGAACAAGTAGATCAATGGGTGAGTAATTGGTTAGAAGAAGAAGGTGAAACACCTGTTAATGAAGAAGCACTTAAGTCGGCTATTGATAAAGGTATCTATGATAAAGACTGGTGGGGTGATTCTGAAGTAGACTTAGCACGAGTAAACGAATTAACTGAAGATGAAATAGATGCAATTTTAGCAGATGATGATATAGATAAAGAAACACATAATATACTTGTGACTGCCAAGGGCAAAAAAAGTGCACAGGATTTTATAGATGATGTAAATAAGAATAGAAGAGGTGTTACACATTCATATACACCTGAAACTGCGGATTCAAAAGCTTCGCCTGATATGACTATACCAGATGTGACTATCCCTGATAGAGCTACGGCTCCAGAAGTATCAATAGCAGATGATGATATAGATAAAGAAACACATAATATGCGTGTGATGTCCGAGAGCCAAAAAAGGGCCCAGGATTTTATAGATAATGTAAATAAGAATAGAAGAGGTGTTACACATTCATATACACCTGAAACTGCACCTATTGTAATTAATCAAGGTGGCGCTGATACTGAGCTTAGAGCAGCCCTGCAAAATCAAACTGCAACTGCACCTAAAAAAGAATTGCCGGAGAACACTCGTCCCCCGGCAATGACTGCTGATACATTTCTTTCGGCTTAGGCGGCTTCCGCCATTTCAAGGGCAAGGCCCAAAGCCTGGATATTCTTGTCCTTGTTAGAACCGAACCAAGTTGACTGCAAACGGCTGTCAGAGCTGTGACCAACAACATGATTTGTCATATAAGTCACAGTGTTGTAGGCCTGCCAGAAGGTCCCTTCACCATATTCCGCGCCAGGCTGTGTTTCCACATAATCCATAGCCAACCGAGCATTACGAGAGCCAACCTTTTCAGCATTAGACTTCCATTCCTTCAACATATCTTCAAATGAAGTCTTGTTAGAAGTCTTGGGGAATACACGGTTGAAATATTCAAACAATGTTTCCTGTGTGTAACGCTTGGAAGCAAGGAATTGTGACATTTCACCATAATCTTCCATCTTTGCGTGAGCTTCCTTCAATGCATCATGTACACGATTAGCATCAAATTCTGACCGATGGTTAAGTGAAATACCAGTAGCAGCCTTGCCATCCAGTGACAGGGTCAAGGTGTTGTTACAAACAACCCGGATAGGAGTAAAGCGGATATCAACACCGCGACCAAACTGGTGGGGATTAGAGAGCAAAAGATATGACTCAACTTCATCAGCACCATCAAACAAAGAAAACGATTCATTTACCTTGGCAAGAGCCCAGATAATTTGACCATCCTTGAGTGAACCAGCGGTTTCCATTGTCATACCACCTTCCTTGACATAATCATCAAAGAAGTTCAGAGCATCGGCATTCTGAACAGGTACCCAATCAGCACCTACAATATCCAGAAATTTGTCATCATGTGACCGTACCAATGCATTCTTTTTTGGTGCAGTTGTCACTTCACCATTTGACTTGGTGAACATCACTTCACGCTTTTCAACAGTCCAATCAAGTCCTGCTACCTTAAGAATTTCATCCGGTGTAATATCCGGATCAACCTTAACACCCAAGCCGTGCCAGGGCACTTCATTTACATAGGCCATTTGGGCTTTGCCGTCTACAATTTCAAGTTCATGAGCCATGATATAGTTCCTTTCAATTAAGCATCATATATATTATAATAAACATTTTTAGTTAAAAGTAAACCAAAAAGTGCATTATTTTTTAATTATTTTTTTAATTGACTTAGTTTATATTCATCTTTTCAAAGCCGAAAGACATGCAAACATAAAAGTCTTCATCCATCTTGATGATATCACCAACCGACATGGACATAACTTCATCAGCAATCATCTTAACCCGATTAGGATCAGACCACATATTCATCAGATGAAATGCTTCTTCCAAGTCATCGGCATCAACATCTGCAACATGTTTATAATGTTTGAAATTGTCTTCAAAGAAGACAACATCGTTTTCAAAACTCCGGCTTGAGTATACCCAAGACTTTTCGGATGCCTCCCAGCCGAGCTCATTAACTTCTTTAATTTCAGCATCGGTAAGGATAATTTGATAGACGTTCAGCATGGTATGTTTCCTTTTGTTCAAACGTTATGTTATTATAATACCACGCTGGTTTGAAAAGTACACAACTAATTTAGGTTTTTTATAAAAAAAATTACCAATGTCTAATAACACCTGCCACAATAAAGAAGCAAGTGAGCCAATTGACAAATTGTAATAGAATACGGATATACAAGCCAACCCGGGCTTGTTTCATGGTTAGAATAGGAACTTTGGGTTCATCTTCATCGGTCCGACCAATATAATAATCTAGTGACCGAGCAATAACTTTTTCAATTGTAGTATATTTCATGATAATGTAAGGGGAGGCCCGAAGACCTCCCATATGATTTAACCTTCAGCCAATTTCTGGAAAAATTCCAACGAATCATCATCTTCATCACTGTCAGATGATGTGGTTTCAGTAACCTCATCTTCCTTAGGTGGCTCCCATGGTGCTTCTTTAATCAAGGTTTCATCTTCGTCCTCAGCGGTGCTAGCAGTGGCAGTATTAATGGCAAGAGCACGATCCAACCGAGCTTTCAATTGGTCATATGTCTTGAACTTATCTTCGGCTACTTCAGCTTCAAGTGAGTGTTCAGCTTTGTATACTTCTTCCAACTTATCATCATCATCAAACAATGCTGATACATCATCAAAAGTAGACTTGTCGTAATTGACATAACCTTCTACTTTACGAATACGAAGTCGGAAATTAGCACCTTCCCAAAGATCAAACGGATTGCATGCAACATCATCATCAAATTCAGGGAACATAGCATCATTGATCTTATCGAAGATCTTTTTACCATATTCATAAAGGAAAACCTTACCTTCGTTATCAGGATTAGCGGGATCACTCACTACGTAAATATTACTTACAAAGTGGAGACGGCGCTTCTGTTTGCGTGCTTGTTCTCTTTGGTCAGAGCCTTCGCCATATTCCCATAGTTTAGAATTATATTCTGCACAAGGGTCATCCTTACCAAGAGTGGTAAGACATTTTTCAATATACCAACCACCTGGGCCTTGGAAACCATGATCCCAATATTGAATATATGGATGATCTTCACCTTCAGGCGCTGGAAGGAACCGGATAATAGCAGAGCCGTTGCCTGCTTTATCTCGTGTCGGGCGCCAGTACCGATCATCGTCATCAAAATTGTTATTGGATTTGGCCTTTTCAGCCGCGCTGCGAAGTTTATCGAATGAAGCTTTGCGCTTCTTTTTGAGGTCTGCAAATGACATTATCTTTTCTCCTTATATTACAATGTCTACAACTTATCCACATAAGCATAATATAGTTCTATTTATATTACTTTCTACCGAATAAGTAAATACATTTTTCATTCATTTTATTACGATCATATAATAAAAAAGACCCTAAGTTCAATAATCGGTCTTTTTCTTGTGGCCAGAGAAACTTATCTTCAATAGTTTTATCCCAATAGTCAAAGATCTTATATAAATCATTGAGTATTAAAAGCGTCTCTGGCATCACTTCACCTTGTTTATACATATTATATAGAAGGGGATAATCACCGGCTTTGTTTACATTGAGTGCTTCATTGAGTGTATCAAATTTAGACAGATCTTGCTCAAAGCGATAAGTCAGGCTTTCATGCCTGGCTTGTAATTTCTTACCTTTTTCAAGTGAATCTTCGTTAAATAGATGACCGACCCAGATGTTAGACTTTTCAAACAAATTTGCTATTAACAAATATTTGATATTCTTCACACGAGCTAATTTATCATAGAATACCTGGTCTTTTCTAGATAAGAAATTATCCTTCTTTAGTCTGGTTTTACCTTGATACTTCACATAATCGTAATCTGACTTGAAGTGAAGTTTCATAGCCATGAACATACTATAAGCTTCAAATGGTTTCAATTAATTGACCCCCGACTTGACTCCTAACTTGATCCCATACTTGAACCTCAACATGATCCCATACTTGAGCCATGACTTGACTCCTAACTTGATCCCAGACTTGATCCCTTACTTGATCACAGACTTGATCCCTTACTTGATCCTCAGCATGATCCCTGACTCGCCAATAGACTTGAGACAAGACTTGACCCCTGACTTGACCCCTTACTTGATTCCAGACTTGACCCCAGACTTGATCCCAGGCTGGATCACTGATTTGATCCCAGGCTTGATCCCAGACTTGCTTCTTAAGCGGTTTCATACAGGGAGCCTTGTTGTCTTAGGGAGATAATTAAGATTTTCAGCACTCTCTTGAATTTTAGCTTTAAGGTTGGTTCCATTCCTAATTTGAGCGGCAATAGCTTCAACGTCTAGTTTATTTTTTTCACAATAATCAATGACGGCATCAATGTAATCAACTTCGCCCTTCCCACGTCTTACCAACTTTTCAATTTCAACGTGTAAGTCTTGTATATTCAGGCCTGGTTTGTTCATGTAATCCTCAATGTTTATAGAAAATGTGATCACCTATAGAGGCAACTCTAGTAAAAGTATCGGACCAATATGGTTTAATGTGTGAAGCGTGATAAAATAATGACCCACCGGTAAAATCATCATATTCATTAATTGTCTGATAAGCGATGCTAAACGACTTAGCAACTGCTTTAGGATCGTTCATAATATCCTTAAGACCATCACAAGTCCAAGAAAATTGACAACCCCTAGAATTCCTTTGATAGACTACACCACAAATACTATCAGGAAAGCCTGTGGTCATGACTCGATTGATGGTAACATATGATACTGCCTTCATACCCTCTTCACTTTCACCTCGAGCCTCATGGTATATATTCTTTGCTAAACAAAGCATTTCATCGATATCATAACGAAATACATCTAATTCTGAATATTTATGTTGTTCTATATAGACATTTTTATATTGAATGTCTTTTAAGACTACTTCTTGTTTAGGTCCATATAGGAACATGCCTAAAGTACTTAGTAGTGTCGTACATAGAAAGATGGTTAGATATTTTTTGGAATAACTCATTTCTTACCCGGGGGGCTCACCAAAGCTAGATCTTATTTCTAGTTATACTTCGATGAGCCCCCGGCCTTAAGTGGTTGCAGGAGAGGGACTCGAACCCCTGACCTTTAGGATATGAACCTAATGAGCTGCCGCTGCTCTACCCTGCGTTAATAAGTGAGAGGTATTCTGTTGCAAGGAACCTCTCTAACCCCGCGTAACTATGCAGCTACTGCAAATGCTTCGTTGTCGTTAGCATTTATTTGTTCGACCCGATAACGGCGGTATCATGCCGGAAATCTCAATGATCTTTATGACTACCAATCGACCCTAGTTCGTCCCCAGCAAAAATAGACTTCCTCGTTGTGCCATTCTAAGTTGTACCGGCATAGGTACAGAAATCTACTTTTGGTGGAGACGGCCGGTACTGCCCCGGCGTGTTGTATAGTTTATTTCATCACCTTCAACAATTTCAATATATTTATAATACTCTATTTTTAGGTCAATGTAAACCCTTTTCTTTTATTTTAGTTTTTTTGTAAAAAATTATTCGCCGTTGACGTGCTCGAGCAATTGCGTAATAAGTGTATCTTTCTTATAACGGCGGTCAAGCTCAAGATTAAAAGTCCTACCAAGTTCTTCTAACTCGGCCTTGGTAAGCTTTTCCAGATCTTCTCTATATAGAGCTGGCCAACTCTGCTTATTAAATGATAGCAACTCTTTGATGTATAAAATAACTCGCATAATCCAAATCATATTGGTTCTCCTTTTATGTTCTTGTTATTTATCCTTTAAATTAATTAGATTAATTTCAAAAGTCCGACGACAATCGCACATATTCCTCCACCAACAATCAGTGGTAGCACATATAAAAGTTGTTCTTTAAATGATACATTAGAACTTTTGCTCTTTTTCTTTCGCCCGCTCTTCTTAGGTGAACCCATTAGGCTTCTCCATTAATCGTTGGGTTGACCAGGTCCCGACGAAGGTACCTATAAATGGTCTGGAAAACTTCACCGTGTGGTGAGTTCTTCTTTTTCCTAAGGTGTTTAGGGAGATTAAAGGTATATTGAACGTAATGTGATACTTCATGTGCCACAATAATCAAGAGGATATCTTTGTCATCCTTAACATTGATATTGCCAATCACCTTATCCTTACTCAATCGCTTGTATTCCTGGAACACAGTGTTACCATATTGCCAGTAATTGGTTGGGATTGAAATACTTTCAAATCCACCATAACCTCGAGCCTTAGGTCCATGAGCAAATTTCAAGTCGGAGAGAATACGCTTTGTGGCTGATGCGTTCAATCCCAACTCGTATTTCTTCTTTCGAAGGTGCTTCATGCAAAGAGTGACATATTCTTTGATGAGTTTTTCACTTAGGTCAGACATGTTGTTCCTTTTTTCAAACCTTATATTATTATAATATCATACTGGTCTGAAAAGTACACAACTATTTTTAATTAAAATACCTCACTGCATGGTCCGCGCAGTGCGTTGCTGCCCAACTTTCTGGCTTAATCTTAGGTGAGAACCCAAACATACCTTGAACATAACCAATTGCTTCTTTCATAGCAATTTGAGACTTATGCTTAGGATCAGAGTTAATGTCAAGATGGATTTCTAGGTTACGATCCCCGACATAATCAATAACAGCTGATGCCGCTTCTACAGCATAAGCTACTTCATTTAGAAGCCTTTGCTTTAGTGAACCAAAGTCTTCCATTTCAATTGAGTTGTGGAAAATTTGACAACCGTGCTTAGAGTCCTTGTGAATAACAATTACAGTTGTATAACGAGCCTTAAATCTATTCTTACCAATTGAATACTTTTGAGAGTCACAACCAATGTATACAGAAGATTCATTGGAAGACGCCTTAATAGATTCGATTGCTTCGTCGTAGTTAGACATGATTAAGTCCTTATCAAATGAAACCTTAGCATCATGTGCAAGACATCTTCTTTAGCCAGCTGCACATACTATCTCTCTTTTATATTGACTAAGAGATTCCCTTCACCCTTATGTAGTCTATGATATACCATTTTTGGTATCTTGTAAGTTTCGTTGATTTCTAAGTCAAATGGAAGTTTATCATCAAACTGAAGTTTCCATCCCACTCCATCAACTATAGTTATCTCTCTATCTCGCTCGTCTTGGTGCCATATCAACTCATCTTCTTCTACATTTTCTTTGAATAATCTAAGTTTTGTGCCACTTTGTAGACAGAAATCCTGATATGGTTTTACCAAAAGAATGAGCCTCCGCCTGATAGACCAAGAGATTTGGCGTAACTGGGCAGACGGCATGCCCAGTATGCGGCTGAAGTCTTATCGTTTTGCTCTGAACACTTATGTCTTGCGGCAAATGACTTTCTTGCTTCTGGATCGTTAAGCTTAACTTTAAGTCCAGTTGTGTCGCCCCATGTTACTTTCTTAATGCGGTCGCCATCTTTAACATAGACATAGAATTTCTTAGGACCACCCCTCATTGGCTTGTTGAGAGGCTTGTTCTCGCCTTCTGCTTTTTCAACAAGGTGGTCATCATACATGATTTGGTCAAGTGGAATCCACTGACCGTTGAACTGAGCAAAGTCACCAAGATTGCTTTCAAGAATTTCTTGGTCGGCAAGTGACTGTGGCTTGTATTCGCCAGCTTCGTATCTTTCTCTCAGGTTGACAAAGTGCTGAAAATACATTTTTGAACCAGCACGATATACGTTCTCGTCAATTAGAGTTGTTTTGCAATCATCACAGCAAGGCTCTGACTCTTCTTTAGAAATAGGCATACAGTTTGGCACCATTTTGCCACCCTTCTTCTTCATGCCTACCATTTCGTACCCCTTCCAACAAGGGTCTTCTTTTTCAGAAAGATATTCTAGAAAAGTCTTCATTATTTGCCTGCCTTTATTGAATTACCTTATTATTTATAAAATAATGTTTTTTTTGAGAAGAGTGCTCTATCCTGTTGAGCTATACTGCTATAATTGGTGCCCACGGCAGGACTCGAACCTGCAACAACCGGTTTAGAAGACCGGGATTCTATCCATTGAACTACGTAGGCTTTGTTGGTAATGGTACCTCTAATAGGGATTGAACCTATATCTAACGATTATCGGTCGTTTGCTCTACCATTGAGCTATAGAGGCAAAAATGGTGGTCATGCTTGGATTCGAACCAAGATCGTCCCCTAATCTGGGCTCCGGGATATAAATCCGGCCGCTCTACCATTAAGCTACATGACCGATGGCGGATGGAGAAGGGATTGAACCTTCGCTACCTTTCGGTAGGCCATGGCTTAGCAAGCCAGCGCATTGCCACTCTGCCACCCATCCAATGTTGGTGGAGGAGACGGGTAACGCTCCCGCTCAGCCCGGTGTGCAAGACCGGGTGCTATCCTTATAGCTCCCCCTTTGTTGGCGGATAGGGTGGGAGTCGAACCCACACGACACTGGTTAGTCCTAATGGTTTTCAAAACCACGGCCACCGCCCATTGGCTTGCCTATCCTTGAATTCTTTATAAGATAAGGTTGAGATTACACCTTTATACGATTGTCTTTCGTTACCCGTACCCAATCCCTTGCGAGGATGGTTAGGACTTATCCACTTAATAGGTTTCCCTTATTAAGTAACAATCAATGCTGCTTTTTTTAGAGTGTAGCTTTTCACTCGTCATAACATGCTACTCATCATTTATTCATACGCTGGCCTTGCGAGCCATTAAGCCTTGCGAGCTACGTCTTCACAAACAATAACTACTTTCACCTTGCGAGTTCCGGTAGACCTTATTCAACCTAAGTTGTAAGGTTTTAAGCATCTTTCACATGCTATCGAGGCAGTCTTTGCGTTTAAGTGTTTCTTTCTTTCAAGATAAGAACGGCTTTACCAAATTTGCCCACTCCCCCTCAGATAATGGTGGGGGAGGCAGGACTCGAACCTGCAAACTTTGTACCTACCAAGATGTGCTGCCTCTGTTGCTTCGAACCTTGTTAGGAGCGAAATACAACACACCTCATGCCTTTTGTCTTGCGAACTACTAAGCGAGCCTTCACGATTATGGTTCTTACACCACGGTCGTTTGTCTTAAATGATGCCCTTACTTGCAAGGCTAGGACTATCATTTTACACATTGAGTTTCTGTATTGACTGTGTTAGCGTATAATGGTAACAGTGCTACCTGCTTACATCTCACCGTTTGGCCTGATGTTATCCTTTCGGACCATTATCACAGTTTCCTACATATTGCCGTGTTAATCGACACGGAGAACTTAGCATAATAGCAATATTCTCCTTCTCTGTGCTTGCGTACATGGACCTATTGCTAGGCGGTGGTCTTGTAGGAATTCCACCTTTACAACAGTTGCCTGTTGCTATCCTAATGAGCATACGCGCCCAATTCTTTAATTATGGTGCCCCCGGAGAGATTCGAACTCCCGACTTTCTGATTACAAAACAGACGCTCTGGCCAACTGAGCTACAAGGGCTTTATTGGTGACAACCCCAGGAATTGAACCTAATCCTAATGTGCTTCAAACATTCGTGCGCACCAGCTACACCAGGTTGCCTTTGTTGGTGCCCGTGGAGGGACTCGAACCCCCAACATCCTGCTTCTAAGGCAGGCGACTCTACCAATTGGCCTACACGGGCTTTGGAGCAAAAACTAACTGGCCCCATCATATTTGTTGAATAACTGTACATAACTTTATCCTAATTGGGGTGATCAGCCGGGTTCGAACCGAGCTCCTCAACATTCACAGTGTTGTATGCTACCATTTACACCTTGATCACCGTAAAATATAATTACGCAGCGGTTCTTCTCTCTTAGAGTTAAGTCAATCGCTAAAATTGCAACTTAATATCCTATCCCATAAAAGTAGATCACAAGTTACTCACTACTGGGACTGCGTAAAGTGGCGGTTCTAGGGGGAATCGAACCCCCATTGACAGATCGACAATCCGCTGTTCTGCCGTTGAACTATAGAACCTTTATTAGCCGAACTTTTTCTTAAGGCGTTCAAATTCCTTACGTTCTTTAGCTTCCTTCTTAGCGGCAACAGCCTTCTTCTTGGCCTTAGCCTTTTCTTCTTCCTTTAAGCGCTTAGCCGTTTCAGATGAAGTTTCATCACGCATATAGTGAATGTAAGCTTCAACACTATCACCTGACCACCCGGTATCAAATGAAAAACTGAAATCAGATGAGCCTTCGTGGATATCCTTCAACCGATCCACTTCATATTGGAAATGTTCGATAACGCTTTCAATTGATTGACCATCAATATCCCACATATCAAACCGTTCTTTATCAAATACACGCTTAGTCATGTTGTGTTCCTTTTTTCAAACCTTATACTATTATAATAACACACTGGTTTTAAAAGTAAACAACTATTTTCAGTTTTTTGTAAAAAAGTTGGTGGGTAATCTACGGAATCGAACCGAGTTTTCGTGGTTTTGGTGGGCGCACTTGGAATCGAACCAAAAGTTTGCGTGGTTTTACAGACCAGACGAGATGCCAACCTCTCCCTACGCCCAGATTACTTTTTATATAAATAAGTGTAAGTCGCGGAATTTCAGCTTCCCACTTACTCTAACATCTAAATAGGAGATATCAGCATGAACAACTGTATTTATTGTTCTAAAGAAACTAAAAATCAAAAATATAGACAAAAGGGCAATAAACTCTAAAGACGAGATGCCAACCTCTCCCATTACCCGTCCCCCTAGAGGGATTCGAACCCTCGTCCCAGGCTTGAAAGGCCCAGTGTCCTGTCCAGTAGACGATAGGGAGTATAAACGCGAAAAACCGCCTATAGTTCCTTTGGAACTACTACTACCATATTGGATTTCGCTGATGTTTTTGTGGTATTATACCAATCGAGACTAATGCTATGTGTAGACACGCATCGCTCTATAAATCTATAATTGGTATAAGTTAACATAGCTTTATCCTCTATGGTTTAAGTTTAAATAAGTGGAGCGGCCAGCCGGAATTGAACCGGTCTCCATGCAGGGCTTGGAAGGCCCGCTGCATCCATATGCTTGGCCGCAAAAGGTGTTGATGGTCAGATGAGAGCTGACAATTCCGGGCTACGCCCGGGGTGTTAATTACACTACATCAACATAATTTCCGGTACCTTTCTTACAATAGTTTTAATCAATTGATACTATTAATAAGAAAGGTCCTTTCGTGTCAGGACGAGAGGATTTGAACCTCTGACTTCCTCCTTCCAAGGGAGGCACTCTGCCAGACTGAGCTACGCCCTGTAAGATATAAAAGACCACTCTAGCTTAGACTAAAATGGGCTTTTATATCTGGGCGGCTTAGCGATACCGCCCAGACCATTTTGTTATTTACGAATGTTCAAGATCATGTTGTATTATTTATATAGTATATATCATATTTTTGCAAATGTAAATAAAAAAATGACACTTTTTTAAACTTTTTTATGTTGCGGTTGGTTCATACCAATCTAATTCACCAGAAGAATCCGCTAACATCATCACTTCATAATAATTTTGATTAGATGAGTCTAAAGTGCCTTGGTCTTTTTTGAATTGGGCCAATGTTATTCCCTATTTTTTAATATGTCATATGTATCTTTCCATGAATCTACATTATGATAAGAACCGCCCATTCTACCTATTGCTTGTGCTAACGATAGGTCATTCCCATTCTCACAAATTTTATCACCAAAAAATACAAAGTCTTTTACATTTCCCGATAACTCATCTATTACTTGTGCCTTATCATATCCCCTGCTATATATATCTAAACCAGTTTCACCTGCTACAGTAGCTTCAAGTTCAGGGAAGGCTTCATTAAATTCTTGTGCAATAGTAAACCGTTCATTAGTTTCTTCGTCATATACTACATAGGCTGCTCGTTCTTCTCGGTTAGCATTTCTACCTACAGTAGAGAAATTAACCATACCAAGTCTAAATTCAATATGATTACCTGTTTTATATGGTGTCTTACTCAATTCAAGCGTGTCTAGTAACCAAGAGATTTGATCATGTGTAAGCTTCAAATCCCGTGTATAAATCAATCTGTTTTTAACATAAAATGCATTACCGGCACAATTGAACACACCATTTACAGCACTGTATAAATCTTCTCCTACTTGTTCAATTGTTTTTTCTTGATCAGAACCAGTTACCAAATAGACTATATGGTCTCTACACCAAGACATAAAGAAAGACTTGAAGTCTTCATCCATTTTATCTCTACTAGGGGTGAGTGTACCATCAACATCAAATATATATGTTTTCATGTTTGTTTCCATCCTCTAAGAAATTCACGTATAATCTCTGGTTTATTTTGTATTGATGCAATTTCTTCATACCATTGCATCAACATAATAGAGTACTCACTCATATCATCTTTAGCCGCTTTACCGTCTAGGTAAGCCATTTTCAATTCAGTTGTATCGTATGAGTTCACCATCATATGCTAAAAATCCATTAAATATAATCTTCGGGTACTTATCTTCCAATGTTAGAAATGCATCTAGATTCTTTTCTTGATCATCAAAAAGATTAACTATATTGAATTGACCCTTTTGTAAATATTTGTTAACAACAAATTTCTTAGCTTTATGGGCTGGCATGTTTAATTCGCCGGCATATTCAATATCTATATGAGTTAATGGTAAACCAAAGCCCTTGAATGCTTCTATAGCCTTTTCTCTATCATCGAAGTTTTCTCTGGCGGTTAGGATTACCAGTTTGCTACTATTAGATGCTTTATGATAATTCTTAAGTATCCGCTTTGCCAATCTAATCAAATTACTATATGGTGTTGCTGTATTGGCAAAATGTTCTGAATCTTTAAACTCAGAGAAATCATACTTTTCATCTCGTTTGAGTTGATATGTATTGAATTCTTTACTATTTAGAGCCCTTACTCTCTCATTGCCCTTCACAACATATACATTTGAGACGGTCTTAAGAAGAGTGTCATCTATATCCCAAAATGATATAGATGTTTCTTTAGTAAACTCCTGAAATGATAGCATTTTAGTGCTTTCTGGCTCCATCGAATACACATATAAAGTAAAGAGGTTCTTGTAAAGATGTATTCCGAACTCGGTGGAATACACCGTCTTCAATTAGTACAGTTGTACCTTGTTTAACATCATATACAATGGCTTCTTTGTCTGGATAAATTAATTCAATCTTACCTTCACCTTGCATAAAGATATAGACTTCTTCTTGACCCTCATGCTTATGACCTGATGTAGATTTTTGAGGGTGCAACAAAGTACTACTTAACACTAGATTGTTAAGTAGTTTATTATCCCTTACAACATATCTCTGGTCTTGTTTGACTAATTCGCCGCCTATATTAAATTCTTCATAAATCATTTCTGTTCTCTTGTTTTACTCTTGCAGTCATGTGATAAAGTTGGTTAATTGCTTCTCTAGTTAAATAACTGCTCTTTGCTGAATCTATAATTACTGCTAATAAAATTTCAATTAAGTCATCCGTTGTACCATCTTCTAAGATACGTATTGAAATAATATCCAATTTTTCGCTATACTCATTATCACATAGGATTTGCTTAAGAATCTCCTGGGCTTCTTTTTTCTTTGACATGCTTTAGTCTCCCTGCATGATAATGCTTTAAATAATTTCTAGTTAAGTCTTCATAATCAGCCACCTTTTTAGTAAATAATATTGGGTTGTCTTCATTTACAGCCATGAATATCATAATCTGTGTAATATTTAGCCCATATAATTCTCTCAAACATATGGCATATGTTGTTGCTTGTATATAATATGCCAAAATTTGATCATCAGTTTTAGGTCTCATAGATGTCTTAAAGTCTGCAATAGTAAGTTCACCGTTGCATTTAACAATAAGATCAGCCGTACCTGCAATCCTTAATTCATCAGAATATAATCTTAGTTCAGTTCCATATACACATTCAATGTGTTGATCTAATAATGTCTTAAGCGGTAAGAATCGCTTTAATGTAATAGGAAAAGCATCCCTCCAAGTAGGATCATTTAGAACATATTTTTCAGCCATTTCATGTAAGGCTGTACCATTCTTGGCTGCTCTATTACCAATCCTATTTGCTTCTTCTTCCCCTATCCGTTCTTTCCAAGCATCAATATGCTTTTCACTTAAATATGATAAAGCACTGGTGATAGATGGGTATTTATTGCCTTCGGGTGTTGTATAATACCTATAGCCATCACCAGTAACTTGATCTATTACTTTTGGTTGAAGTAAATCATGTACAAATATCTTGTCGTTCTCTCTCAACAATATAATCCTTCACTAATTGAGATCTCACTATATCATCTTCATTGAATTCTATATGTGAAAATTGTGACATATTATTTAGGATACCCATAAATTGTTTGAGTCCTTGTTTCTCCCTTTTATTTCTTAGATCACTTTGTTTGAAGTCACCCGAGAAAATAATCCTACAATTATCACCTACTCTAGTAATAATAGTATCCAATTCATGGAAACTCATATTATTAACTTCATCTACTATGACTATAGCATTATCAATTGTATTACCACGAATAAACGATGTACTTATGAATTCAATCTCTTTGTTATGCTTCAATATATTATAGGCATCACCTCTATTATATAGCTCAGAGCAAATAGAAATGTACGGTTGTTCATACATAGCTATCTTTTCACTCTCTTTACCTGGAAGATAACCAATATCTCTGGTAGGTACAGCACTTCGTACTATGTATACTTTATGATATTGTGCTAAATCTTCTTTATCAGATAGAGCTAAATATAATGAGATAAAAGATTTGCCTGTACCGGCAGAACCGTGAAGCATTAAATGATAACCATCATACCAATCATCAAAGGCTAATTTTTGATTTTCCGTTCTTGGTTGAATAGTTGAGAGTGAAAGTCCATTAGAAATATTATATACGTTGCGTTTATTCTTTTTGGTTTTAGGCAATGTGTATTACCCTTTCTAGAATGTGTTGATATTGCTTCGCGGGCTCCCTTTTTTAATCCTTTTCAACACATCACGAAACCCATCATCTGGCTTATTAGATCCAGACATGGCTGATGTGACTATATTTACTTTTTTGATGATTGTTTCGAGGTGAGGATTAGCCAACAGGAAGTCTTCCCGCTCAGAGAGACTCATAAAATGTTCGGTTTCTTCACCAGTGTTTTTGTCTACGAATGTATATGTTGGCATGTATTATTTATATCCACCTTCATCCCAGTCCAATAAATCATCAATATTTTTTGACCTTAAAGCATTAGCAATACGCTTTTCAGCCTTACGCTTTCTATATTGATCATGATCACCATAATTGTAATCATCGTCATAATCATCGTCATAATAGCGCTTCTTATATTTCTTTGTCTTAGACATTAAAAAATCCCCGGCCAGGCTTCTTGTACCATTTTGGCTGTTAACCCAGTCCATGGTAGCTTCTTTTCCTTTACCGCCAAAAGAAGTTTAGCATCTTCTGGATCAATAGATTCCAACAACTCAATGAAGTGTCGTTCCCTAGACAATGCTTTTAGATTAGGGTTACCACCTTCTACAAACAAATACAATTTACGCGCTTCGGCATAGAGTCTATTATGTGTTTCATCAAAAAACTCACTTGGTTTATACGGCGGACTACCAGGCGGTAAAGCAAACTTTATGTTTGGATCAAATGTATATTTCAATACATTCTTCAATGCTGCATTATCTCCATGTGATCTCAAAGCTGCAATCTTATCCTTACGCTTAGGTAGTTCTGTAATTTCCTTGATAATTTCGTTGATTTGTTTTTGCATTAAAAGTCCCTAATGTGTTCGTTCAATTGTTTAAGTTTGTGTTTGAAGAAATAGTTAAAGATCTGGTCTCTGCCCTTTCCTTTTTGTTCTTCGTATTGTGAAATGATTTGTTCTCTAATTTCAGTTGGAATACTCTCAAATAGATCAATCATTTCTTTGTTACGATGATATCCTCTCAATTCGTTTTCTGTCATTACATCTTTTGGTAATGCATTAAACATGAGTTGGTCAATGATAGGCTCAATCTTTTTCTTAGTGACAGGCTTTTGTCTAGCGCCAGGTGTAATGATAATATCATCTGCTGATAAGAAATTAGGTACACCATCACCTGCATCGCCCCTAAGTGTATGTTCAATTCGATACCGTTTAGGGTCTTTATGTGTAATCTTTTTCTTGAGTACAGGATTATACTGACTTACATTTGGATAAGCCTGCAATTGAATAAAATCTTTATCACCTGAAAGAATGAGAATTTGCTCCTTATCATGGTATTCATGGCATAGTGAAGCAATGATATCATCGGCTTCGGCATGAGATACTCTGATTACTCGATAAGGGAAGAAGTCTCTCAATTCATCCCTAATCTTATTTAGGGCCGTAAAGATAGCATTCCAATCCAACTCAGACTTTTCACGGTTTGCTTTACGTGCTGCCTTATAATAAGGGAACTTATCTCGGCGCCAATAGTTTTTATCATCACAAGCAATAACCATTTCACCATAGTCTGCCCTAAATTTGACATTATTATGACGAATGGAATTCAAGACCATGTGTCGTAACAACTCTTCTTTAATTTCTGTATTGGTGTGTGTACCAATAGAAACCATAAGATTAGCAATCATGACTTGATTTAGATCAACGATTATCATTTTATGAACCAGTATTAAAGGTTAAAGTATTATCAGGTAAAGATCTGTCTGTTACTTTCTGTAACAAGCCTGAGAGTAAAGTAGACCATTCAACCTGCCTTTGGTCCCAAGCAAATTGAATATCTGCAAAAGACTTGCCCGTTGCACATTTAGCTGTTGTAAAGTCCGGTTCAGCTCTATATGACTCAATGATACTCTTAAGCACACCAAAGAATACAGAAGCATGTCTATTCTTATCTTCATTGTATTGATACATACAAGTGTTACCTGCCGCAGTTTCATATAATGCACCATAATTAGGGTGCACAGGAACCAAACCGGCTGACATTGCTTCAATGAGTACCAAACATGATGTCTCTAGCCATGTACTAGGGTAAGCCAAGATATGAGCTTTCTTTAAAGCTTCCCTAATTTCTTCATTAGAAACAGAACTATGATAAGTCATATTCTCGTGATTTCTAATAACATCATACAATGGTTCAAATGGTTTGTCACGTTCAGCCCAACCATACAGTTCAAATGATGAATAAACATCAAGATGAATATTATCCACATGCTTTACCAATTCTTCAAAGACAGTCACCAAAATATCTAGCCCTCTATGAGGTGTTGAGAAATAGATAAGGTTGATTTGTTCTTTTGGATCGGGTTTGGTGTGTGCTTCAATGGGTACAATTGCATTTTCTAATACAGCACATTTACTCCAAGGAAGTCCATAATAATTAATGTATCCTTGCATCTGCCAGTTTGATACAAAGACATACATATGGAAATTGTCATGATTACTTTTATTAGACAAGAAATCTGACTCTGGATCACCCGGTAGATCATGTAACCAACAAATACGAATTTTACTCTCATCAAGTTCATGGTGAGATGGTCTTGATAGAATAATTTGGAAGTCTTTTAAAAGCTCTTGATCCAACCTAGAATGTAGAGCAGTACCAAGTAATTCAGTACCGCCCATAGCATTCTGATTGGTAGCATTTCTAATAAGTTCACCACCTAAAATTTGCATTATACTGGTGCTACCTCTGTAAAGTTTTCAACCCGGAAAGATCGCCAACCTTCTTTATCAAGATCAAACACCCGAATAATATCTGGGTTAAACTTAACCTTACTGTCACTTGATGGTTGCATAGACTCAGGAATGAATTCACTGTACAGAGTACATGTCATTTCCCGAGGTGTACCATCAACTTTATTGAATACCAATTTACACTTACCAGCACTCAATACATTCACAATTTCATCGCGTGTCATAGTTTTTTCCTTTCAACATAATATATAATATCACATCTATCACAAAAGTAAATACATTTATATCGCCTAGTTATCTACTAATAGAACGTCAAAGATTGCACCACAACCACAGTTATTTCCAGTCGTGACATCAATCTTTAAATCTGTTTTTTCTGCAAATGACAGAGGAATTGGATAGTCATATGTTACAACGTTTCCGCCTTGTGTTCCCCATTGACCCTTTAGGTTAAATGCTTCTCCAAATGGCCGAGCAAATAACTTGAACTGAATTGCTGTTGCCTTATCAGAACTTCCTTGAAATTTGATCAAATATCCAGTCTTGCCAGCAGGAATCGTATAGACTGCCATCAAAGTCTGGCCATTTCCTACTCTGATCTGTGCTGCAAGTGATCCACCTTGATTAATAGTAATCAAACCAACATTCGATGCATCTTTCATACGAGCACGAAAAATACGAGAGAAAGTAGTAGCCCCAGTCGAACCAACATTAATGTCTTCGGTTACTTGATTATAATCACCATCAAGACCCTGAACTTCGACTGTTTGTCCTGTATCAGTTCCACTCGAAGATGAGATTGCAACAACACCACTCGATGGATATGGATATTGTGCTGTCGTGCCGTTTCCATCCCACACTGTAGCTGTACCATTTACATCAGTACCAGTATAGCCAAATTTATTAATATGTTGTTGTCCTGCAGGCAAACCCGCAGAAACAAATGGCGCGACGACTACCGCTTCAAATAACGTTTTATTATTTGCTAGATATGATTGTGAGTCTTTGTTCCAAATTGCCATAGTTTTTTCCTTTCAACATAATATATATAATATCACATCTATCACAAAAGTAAATACATTTATACCTTAAAAAGTTCTTTGAGTTCTTTGTAACCCCCTACAACTTCACCCTCAAGGATGATAAAGGGCACGGTTTTTTGGTTGGGATACCTCTCCAAGAA